TCGACACGGCGGATTTCAGCGCATTGACAGAGCCGGAAATAGTGGCTTCCGCTTCCTTGGCAGTTGTGCCCGCAATGTCCATGCTCTCCTGCATGACATGAATGGCTTCCACCACATCTGCGTAGGAGGAGATGTCGTACTTGACACCGGATATTTTCTCCGCATCGGCAAGCAGTCGCTCCATTTCCTGCTTTGTACCGCCGTAGCCCAGCTTGAGGTTGTCGAGCATCGTGTAGTTCTGCTTGGCAAAGCCCTGGTAGGCATTCTGAATGGAGGACATATCCGTGCCCATCTTGTTGGCGTTATCGGACATATCCGTGATTGCCATATCCGCATACTTGGCGGCTTTTTCGGTATCACCGCCGAGAGACTGGATCAGGCTTGCGGAAAAGCCCGTGACCGTCTCCATGTACTCGTTGGCGGAAAGTCCTGCCGTTTTGTATGCATTGGCGGCATACCACTGGATCTCCTGCGAGGAGTCCTTGAACAAGGTATCCACGCCGCCGACCAACTGCTCGTAGTCCGCATAGGCAGCGATGACCTCTTTGCCGAGCTTCACGGCGGCGGCACCTGCGGCAACGGCCACGGCACCGAGTGCCACACCTACGGTTTTGAGAACCTTGCCGAAGCCTTCAAACTTACTGCCGGATTCCTCCGCAGCCTTGCCGCCCTCCTTGATGGCTTTTTCGTTCTCGTCCAGTTCCCGGTTCATGTCGTTGAGGGCGGCTTCGGCATTGTTGAGTTGAATCTGCCAGTTCTGGGTGCGGCGGTCGTTCTCTCCAAAGGAGGTGGCGGCATTCTGCAGAGCCTTGCGAAGGGTGTCGATTTTGGTAGTCTGCTCATCGATCTCTTTTCGCAGCACCTTATTCCGTGCGGCGAGTGCCTCCACGGATTTATCGTTTTTATCGAACTGAGAGGTGGCGAGCTTCATTTCGGAGCCGAGCACCTTGAAGGACTGGTTGATGTCTGCAAGTGCTTTTTTGAACTCCTTTTCGCCCTCAAGACCGATCTTCAGTCCGAAACTGTCTGCCATTCGCCGTCACCTCCTTAAATGCCGTCCGGGATAATATCGTCAATGTAGTGTTCGTGAGCAGGAATAGCCTGCCCGTTATACTGTTTGTGGCACTCCCACAGATCCAACAGCAGACCAAACGGCATCAGCCACACCTCATCCTGCGACAGATGAAGGTGGGCAAGGCCGTAATAAAGAAGCCGGGTAAACAGCTCCGCATCGGAGACCGTTACCCGACTTGCGCGTTTTTTGCGTCTTTCTCGCTTTCCACATTCCGCTTGGTGCCCTTATAGAGAGCTTCTGTAATGGCGGTTTTGTATCCTGCAAGGTCGAGTGGCGTGGTCAGAAGCTCCACCACATCCTCCGTGAGCAGCTCCTTGGGGTGTTCCTTATCCTTGAGGTTGTGGACGAGGATGCTCTGATTTGCAAGAAGCGTAATCAGCCACACGATCTCGCCGATGGCCATTTCAAAGTTCTCGGACTTCATCAGCTTCTCACCGAGGTTTTCCAGCCCGCCGTATCGACCGGCGATCTCCTTGGTAGCCTTGGTCGTGAGGAGCAGCGTATATTCCTCATCACCGATGGTGATGACTGCGGTTCTTTCGTTATCCATTGTGCGTTACCTCCGTTAGCCCTGTTTTTCGGGTGCCGTGGTATAGGTCGGCTCATAGACTTCCTTATACCAGTTCGTGATAGTCGCAGCGGTCACATCGCCCTCCAAAGCCTCCGCTTTCCACGGGTGTTTGCCGCCTGCGTCTGCTTTGTTGCGGCGCAGAATGGTGCCTTCAATGGTCGGCGTAGAGAAAGTAATGCTGTCGCCCTTGGTGGCAAGGTTCGTCGCCGGAATACCGAATTTCACTCGGTACAGCCAGTAATACTTGTACTTGCCGTTGGACTTCTTAGCACGAAAGCCTACCGCCACGGGATCACCGCCGTCCTCGGATGCGGAAATGAGCACCTTGTTTTTGTCGATGGTTGCACCCGTGAGGTCGGATGCCGCCGCAGAGCCGATATCGTCAATGCCGAGGGAGAGTGTGCCGGATTTGAATTCCTTCACGATCTCCGAAGCGCCGTCATCGGCATAGAGCGTCGCCTCCGCCAGTTCCACCGAAAGGTCAGCGGAGATGGCTTTGGCAAGCTGGGACGGCGTACCGTAGGTTTCCTCACCGGCGTCGTTCTCGGTGATTTTTGCGTAATACAGTCTGTCAAGACCGATCGTTGCCATGATTCATTCCTCCAGTTCGTAGATTTGCGCCACATCAATGGCGTAGTGATGATAGCCGGTTTCGGTCTCAAAGCCGATGTACCGGCGGTCGGTAATATAAAAGTCCGCACCAAGCAAGGCGCGGACAAGTGAATTTTTCAGCTTGGTATAGCTGCCCTTTGTGAAAAGGGACAGCCGTGCCTCCTGCGTTTCGCAGCCGGGAGCGTTGTCGGCGTGGAGCTCAAAGCTGTCCGACAGCGGCGTAATCACCAGATAGGTGTCCGGTGCTTTGCCGGAGAACACACCCGTTTCAACGGGAACCCCACAACTTTTTGCGATGGTTTGCAAATCGGATAGCAGGCTCACAGCTTTTCCACCTCCTCATCCAGTGCCTTGGTCATGGCATCGATGCATTCCTGCCGGGATGCGGTTTTCGCAGGCTTCAGAAACGGCTTCGCGGGCTGACCGTGCTTGCCGTATTCGAGAATGTTGGCCAGCTTGGCATTGCTGCCGCCGTCCGAGCGGGGTTCTGCGAAGCCGACCTTGATGTCGTGGTTTCCGTCCCGGTTCAGCTTGGAGGGAGAAAGACCGAGCGCACCTTCCAGTTCGCCTGTGGTGCGGGATTTGAACTTTGTTCCTCTGCCGATAACAGAGGAGAGATTGCTCTTGACTCTCTTCAGCACGACCTCGCCACCGGCCTGCAGGACGGTATCCGCAACGCTGTCAAAGTTGCTGCCGAGCTTGGAGATCTTCAGGAGGAAATCCTCCGGCATTTTCATTTCAGCTTTTGCCAATGGTGGGTTCACTCCTTTTCGCTAAAACCTCGATGTACATCCCACGACCTTTCACATTTTCAACAGAGATGATATTAAATCGCTCTCCGTCACAGATGAGAAAATGGTCGGTAGTGACCGTCAGCCCCGGAATACACCGAAAGCGGAAGAGGTCGGTCGCTTCGCTGAATACGGCAAGGTTTGCCCACCGCTGACTGCCATGCCGTCCTTCACGGTATACACGAACAGAAGCGAGGACTTCATCCTGCGTTGTGGAAAAGCCCTCGCTGTCCTTGATTTGACGGGTTTCTACGATGTCGGCAAAGCCGTTCATTTTTCCAAAACTCATACCTGCCACCGCCTATCCAAGCGGAGCAGCAGATTGACCGTGTTCCACACCTGCTGTGCCGCTCCGGTGTTATCCGCAAAGAAGCCGCCCGTGCTGCCGTCCCGGCTTTCATAGAAGTGGGATGACAGCATGATGACGGCTTGCTCTGTGGTGGCTGGCATGGGATTCTCCTTGTAGTAGCCCTCCGGGATGTGCTGGTAGCTTTCGGCGTAAGAAACAGCGGCGGTGATGTAGCTTTTCAGCAAGGCATCATCCGCCGTATGTTCCAGGATAAGGTTGGCTTTCACTTTGGAAAGAAGCCCATCCATCACCGCCGCCTCCTTTCATCAAGACGCCTTCATCTTCAGAAGCTGGATACCCTCCGGCAGGATGATCTTGCCGTCCACACGCTCGGTGGCAACAAAGCCGACCTGACCGTTGGTGGAATACAGCTCGTTCAGACGCTGAACGGTTCTGCCGGTGCGGTCAGCGATCCAGTAGCTCTGGAAATCGCCGAAGGCAATGGAGAGCGCACCTGCCGCCAGCGTGGGAGCATACGGGCTGGTGTAAATCTCGTAACCGAGCAGTCTGTCCGGCTGACCCGCCTGCAGGGAGGGCTGCCACAGATACTGACCGTTGGAATCCTTCAGCTTACGAAGTGCGGAAACAGTAGCATCGTTCATCAGGAACTTGGCGTTCTTGCGGTACGGTGCTTTCAGTGCATAGATAAGGGAGATCACCTCGTCGGTGGTGACGGCGGTCGCACTGGCTGCGGTAACGCCGACCGTGCCACCGTTGGTGGTGAACAGGCCGGTGGGCTGACCCGTACCGGTGCCGACGCAGAATGCCTGTTCCTCGGCAGCACCGAAGGCGTAGGCAAACTCACGGGCGATGTACTCTTCCAGATCGAAGGCACTGTCATCCAGAAGCTCAATGCTTACCTTCACAAGGTCGGTCAGTTTGTAGGCATCAATGGTCTTCTGTGCGAAGGTGGGATTGCTCTCGGTGTAGGCAGTATTTTCAGCAGTCCACGCAGCGGTGGAATGGGTCGCTGCAACGGGGATCTTACGCTCGTTATCGGTAGTGATGACCTTGCACAGACGGCGCATCACATTTTCCTCCTTGAGCGTGTCCACGATGAACTTCTCAAACTCCGTGGGGACGAGATAGCCGCCGTTGGCGTCCACGCCCTCGGAGAGCACATTGTGGAGCATACGTTTGCCGCGCAGATGCAGACCGAAATCCTCGCGGTAAGCGTTAGACGCTCTGCCGGTCTTGGTTTCGCCGGTCGCTTTCTGGGGCTGCTCGGTGATGGGAGAGGATACGGGCTTTGCAAGCTCTGCGGCAATGGCATCGCGGCGCTCCATGCGTCTGACCTCATTGGTGAGATCGTTCAGCTCCTTCTCCATATTGGCATAAACGGCATCGTCCTCGGCGGACAGAACGCCTTTTCGGTCGCGGTGGGTATCGAGGAAACCCTCCATCGTGTCCCACAGCTTGGCGCGCTTTTCGCGCAGTTCAACGATAGTCATATTGAAATACCTCCATATTAAATGTAGTTTTTGATGGTGTTCAGCTTGGCTCTGAGTTCGTCCACAGAGCGTCCCGTGTGTTCTGGCACGGTAGGTTTGGGGTCAATGGCGCATTTTGCGGCGATTTTCTCCATGAGAGAGTTCACCACATTCGCCTTGGAATACAGCATGGAAACGGTGGGCGCGGGTACGCCATCGGATTCCGAGTTTCTCTGCATGATTTCGTCCGCAAAGCCGAGTTCCACAGCCTTGTTTGCGTCCATCCAAGTTTCGGCATCCATGAGGTGCGAGAGCTTGGCACGGGAAAGCCCCGTCTTGATCTCATAGGCGTTGATGATGGAATCCTTAACGCTTGAGAGCATTTCGATGGCTTTCTGCATCTCGTCTGAATTGCCGAATGCCGCCGTCATGGGGTTGTGGATCATAAGCATGGACACCGGGGATACCAGTACCTTCGTGCCTGCCATAGCGATGACGGACGCTGCGGATGCCGCAATGCCATCGATTTTCACGGTCACATCACCCTTGTAGTCCATGAGCATATTGTAGATTTGCGCTGCAGCCACGCAGTCGCCGCCGGGAGAGTTGATCCACACGGTAATATTTCCGCTGCCGGACATGAGCTCGTCCTTGAAAAGCTGCGGGGTGACATCATCGTCAAACCAGCTTTCCTCGGCGATGGTCCCGTTCAGGAACAGCGTCCGTTCCGCCATCTCCGTTTTGTTCTTCCAATTCCAGAACTTTTTCATCAGGTTTATCCTCCTCTCTTTCATCGATAGGTGTATCTGCAAATGCCCCGGCATTTTTCAGCGGGAGCATATTGCCATTAATGAGGTACAGGTCACCGCCGTCTTCTGCCGGGATGCGGTCGAGGTTTTCCAGCTCCCGGATGTCGTTTGCAGACATCCAGCCGTTCTGGCGGCCGATGGCGTACCCGTTCATGCGAGACTGATAGTCTCCACGGAGCAGACCTTCCAGATTGAACTTCACGAAATACGCAGTTTTTTCGTCCTTCGACAGGAGCGTTCGCTGAATGGACTGTTCCCAGCGGATGACCCAGGGGTCAAGGGTGTATTTCACGAACTCCAAGGACTGCTGCTCAATATTAGAAAAGCTCGACTTTTCCAGGTCGCCAACCATGTGGGGCGGCACTCGGAAAATTCGAGCAATCTCATTGATTTGAAACTTTCGTGTTTCGAGAAACTGCGCCTGCTCCGGCGAGATACCGATAGGCGTGTACTTCATGCCTTCTTCCAGAACGGCGATTTTGTTTGCGTTTCCACTGCCGCCGAAGGTTGACTGCCAGCTCTCACGCACACGCTGCGGGTCTTTGATCGTGCCGGGGTGTTCAAGCACACCACCCGGAGCGGCACCGTTGGCGAAGAACTTTGCGCCGTACTCCTCACAGGCGATAGCCATGCCGATGGCGTTTTTCGCCATAGCAATGGGACTGTAGCCGACCAGACCGTCAAAGCCCAAGCCGGGGATATGAAGCACATCCGAGGGATGAAGCGTTACGGAAAAATCCTTATTTTTTATAGCTTCGTCCGAGCCACGATAATAGGTGTAGTAGAGACGCCCGTTTTCATCTCTGTCCACCGACATCTTATTCGGCATCAAAGGGTACAGAGCTACGATCTCGTTCTTGCCGTTGCGGATGATTTGTGCATAGGCGTTGCCCCAAAGGAGCAGGTGCGTCATGAGGGTTTCTCGGAACACGAAGGAACTCATCTCCGGGTTCGGCTCATCGTGGAGCAAGCGGTAGAGCGGATGGTCGAGCGCCATTGCTTTGCCGCCGCTTTCCGTGTATTTGTAGAGGTGTAGCGGCAGTCCTGCGACAGCTTCCGACAGGATGCGGACGCAGGAATACACGGCGGTCATCTGCATGGCCGAGCGTTCCGTCACCGCTTTGCCTGAGGTGGTACCGCCGAAGAAAAAGGCATAGTTGCTGCCCGTCGTGCGGTTTTGAGGCTTGTCCCTTGATTTGAACAGTCCACTGAAAATTCCCATTTGTATCCTCCTGTACTACATATTTATATAAACAAAAGCCCGCGCGAGTCATATACTGACTCATCGGAGCCTTGGTGGCGAATTGCACGGTCGAGCGCCATGATCGTTGCTACTGCACCGTCAATGCGCTCTGTGCTCTTTTCCTTATCCGGTTTGATATTGCCTGCGGGATCTGTCCGCACATAGATGTTATCCATCATCCATCGCAGCGGGGCGTTGCCGCCGTGGGCGATCCTACCTTCGAGTACCAGTTTCATGAGTTCTTTCGTCGGCGGACTCATATCTTTGAATCCCTGACCGAATGGAACGATCGTGAAACCTGCGTCCGCAAGGTCTTGGCTCATTTGCACTGCGCCCCATCGGTCGTATGCGATTTCCTTGATGTTATATTTGGTGCCAAGATCTGCAATGAATTGCTCGATGAATCCATAATGAATAACGTTTCCTTCGGTTGCCATGGCCGAGCCTTGCGCCTTCCACACATCATACGGTACATGGTCGCGCCGCACTCGGAGGTCAATCGTGTCCTCCGGCACCCAAAAGTACGGGAGAACATAATACGGCTCGTTCTCTTCGCGCGGCGGAAACACAAGAACAAATGCCGTTATGTCCGTACTACTTGAAAGGTCAAGCCCGCCGTAGCACTCTCGGCCAATGAGTGTTTCCGGATTTACGAGGGTATCACATTTATCCCAAGCGTCCATGGGCATCCAGCGCACCGACTGCTTCACCCATTGATTGAGTCGCAGCTGCCTGAAAAGATTCTCTTCCGCTGGATTGTCCTTCGCACTCTGGTAGGCAGCGCGGAGCTTCTCTACATCTACGGTCACATCCAGAGAGGGATTCGCCTTGTACCAATTGCGTTCATCCGACCAATCCGCATCATCGTCGATGCCATATATCACAGGGTAGAAAGTCGGATCGTTTTTGCGTCCGGCGAGAATGTCCTCTGCCTTCTGATGCACCTCCCAGCAGATACTGTTCCTATCGGTGCCTGCAGTTGTGATCAGGAAGAACAGCGGCTGTTTTCGCGCGTCGCCGGAGCCGTGGGTCATAACGTCATACAGCAGCCGGTTTGGCTGGGCGTGGAGCTCATCGAAAACGACACCATGGACGTTCAGCCCGTGCTTCGTATAGGATTCTGCCGACAGCACCTGATAAAAGCTGTTGAGGGGTGTGTAAACCAGTCGCTTCTGGGAAAGCACTGGCTTGATGCGTTTCTTCAGCGCAGGGCATTGCTCCACCATCTGGCAGGCGACGTCAAAGACGATGGATGCCTGCTGCCGGTCTGCTGCGCAGCCGTAGACCTCCGCGCCCCATTCGCCGTCACCGGCCAACAAATAAAGAGCGACCGCTGCTGCGAGTTCGCTCTTGCCTTGTTTCTTCGGTATTTCAATGTACGCCGTGTTGTATTGCCTATATCCGTTTTCTTTAACTGTCCCGAAAACGTCTCGCACAACTTTCTCCTGCCACGGCAGCAGCTCAAAGTTCTTACCATGCCATTCACCCTTTGTATGTTTCAGGGCGGATATAAAGGCAACGGCGCGATCGGCGAGAGTGGCGTTCGTAATGATTTTCTTTTCCGGGACAATGATCTTGTTGTCCGCCAATCGCTCTGTCCCTCCTGTATTTTTCGACAAAAAACGACAGCGTCCGACGCTGCCGCATTCTTCCTTATTTTGCTGTATCTATGAGCGTGACCTCTTCACCAATCAGCTGCAGCGCATCGTTGTAGCTGTCCGCGCTCTGCACTCGCTCCCACAGTTCCTCCCAATCGGCGCTCCTGCCGTCGCGTTGCATCACCCGCTGCACATGTCCGAGTATCCAGAACACGTTGCCTTCGGGGCCGCGACTGTCATATTTCAGTACCGGCTTCTTCATTCGTCAATTCTCCTGCACATGTCTTCACCGTATGCCACCGAGAGCCCACAGCCGTTGTCCCATCTGACCATGATGCTGCCGATATCGTCGACACCTCTGACCGTTCCCTTCGTCCCGATCGGAGGAGCCTGCACGTCGTCCATCTGTACGAGCTCGACTCTGCAGCCGACGGGGTATTCCCAGCGCAGGCGCTCGACCGTCTCTCTTCTGATTCCGAACATCGTCAATCCCTCCTTACAGCGTGTACTGGTGGAGGATGATGTCCTTCGCCAGCTCGGTGTCTTCGTCGATGGGCTTTACGTCCCAGCCGCGATCGTAGTTGCAGACGATTTCGCCTTTGCGCTTCAGCATCAGCTTCGAGACGCGCCCGCCGCCGATCCCGTACTTAGAGCTCTCAGGGTACTGCTTTACCCAGTAGTGGTAGATCCGGTCATGGACTCGGATCGTGCCTTCCTGCCAGTTGCTGCCCGCTGGCCGGGTTTCCTTGACCTTGATCTTGAAGGTCAGGTGGCCGCTGTCGTTCAAGCTGAAGTCCTCGACCGGGCAGGCGCTGTATTCGTCTGGGATGTCCCGAGCGCTGCCGCTGAAGATGTTCGTGCGGCACCGGGTGTTCAGCAGCGTGACCTGAGCGTTCCGGCTGATCAGGTCGTAGAAACTTTCAAGTGTGATCACTGCGTCCACCTCCTTACATGCTTATGAGCGTTACGCTCATGTCTGCGTTGAGGCGGGTTGTGTACCGGTGTTCGTTGCCTTTCCTGTCTCGGCTGATCACGCGGATGTCGCCTTCGTAGGAGCGGTACATCCTGTTGAGCGTTTCGCCTTCGGGGAGCTGGGCTTTGACCTGCTTGATCTGTTTCTCTGTCATGGTGGGGTTGTCTCCTTTGTTTTTGGTAGGACAATTAAGCCAGAGAAGAGCGGGAAAGTCCAGACCAAAACCGCGAAATTAGCAGAAAGAACACAACTAAAAAGCGACCGCAGAACCGTGTTCTGCGCTGCTGCTGCTGTCCTTATTTGAGCATCTTAAGCGCCTCGACCGTCCCGTCCTCGAAGAGTTTTTCGATGTGCTTGACCGCCTGCTGTTCTGTCCATCCGCTGTTCTCTGTGTAGTAGGCCATGAGCGCCTTGATCCCTTCAGGGCGGGTACCTGTCTGTTCGCAGAGAGTGTCGAGCTTCGGGGGCAGGCCGTGCTGCGCTGCGTTCAGCTTTTCGACCGCTGTAGCCGCCGCGCGTTCGGCTCTACCTGCGGAGACCTGTGCGATCTCTGCTTTCTCGAAGGCGTCGAACTCTGCTTCGGTCATGTCTTCGCCCACCAGTGCCCACAGCGCTTCGTGCGCCTGCATCGCGCACCGTGCTGCCATTCTGGCCTGATCCGCGAGCCGCCATGCTTCGTTGCATTGGCCTTCGCTCGCTTTCCGGATGGCCGCCGTGCTGAATCGCTCGGCTGCCGCTGCTTCGTATTTGCAGGCGTCCGCTGCTTCTTTTCTGGTCTCGTACATCGTGTCCGCCTCCTTACATCTCGAATCCGGCGCATCGAACGATCTCGCCAATGGCGTTGAATGCCCGCTTCGGGCTTGAGTAGTCACGGGGCTTGTCTTCGCGTCTGCCGTCGCGGACGATTCTGACCAGCGGGATGCCGTAACTCATGCTGATCTTGATCTCCAGCGTGCTTTCGCTTTCGCCGTACCACACGACCTGCGTTTTCTTCGTCCAGCGCCGAGTGAAGATCTGCCGTCCGTCGTAGGTGAGTTCGCCTTCGTAGTTAAAGCCGTGCTGCGCGACCAGCGCCTGCATGTCTTTCGTTGCCTTTTCCAGTGTCATGGTGGGTACCTCCCTTGTTTATGGTAAGGGTATTAAGCCAGAAAGAAACGAGAAAGTCCAGACGCAAAACCGAAAAGCAGAAGAATTAGCAGTTATAACATATTCGCCGTGACCGGCTGCTTTTTGCCTCCGCGCACGAGCTCGGCGTGATCCGCGCCGGTGAATTTCAGCCAGCGTTTGACAATCACGTCCGCATATTTCGGGTCGAGCTCCATCGTGTAACATGATCTGCCAAGCTGCTCGCAGGCGATGAGTGTGCTACCGCTGCCGCCGAAGGTGTCGAGCACGATGTCGCCCTGCCGCGAGCTATTTTTGATGAGCCGCGCCAAGAGCTTCAACGGCTTCATCGTCGGGTGATCCGCGTTTCGGGCGGGTTTGTTTTCGTCGATCACAGTCGTCGAGACCTTGTCCGAGAAGATTTCCCGCAGCAGATCGCGCATTTCTTCCTTCTTCAGCTTGTTGATATCAATGCGCTTGTCCTCGATCACCGTTGCCTGCGTCCGGTCGTCCACGAAGTAGTGGGAGCCGCCGTCTGTCCAGCCGTAAATGCAAGCTTCGTGCTTCCACTGGTAATCTTGGTGTCCCATCGTGAATGCGTTCTTATTCCACACCAGCATCTGACGCACCTTGCCGAGTGCCTCGTTCGTCGCTCTGCGGAATGCGCCGCCGACCGTCTCGGCGTGCCAGATATAGAACGGAGTGCCGGGTTTCATGACCTCATGCATTCGGCTGAATGCTGCGATCAGGAACGCAAGAAACTGTTCCTCCGGCATATCGTCGTTCTGGATCGTTAGTCCGTTGCTGCCTTCATATGCCACGTTGTATGGCGGATCCGTTACCACGAGGTCGGCCTGCTTGCCGTCCATGAGTGCTGCGATGTCCTGTTTCTCGGTGCTATCCCCACAGTAGAGGACATGCCTGCCGAGTAGCCAGCGGTCGCCGAGCTGTGAGAATGGCTCCGTGCCTTCCGGCGCTGCCTCCGGGGGATCGTCTTCCACGATCTCGCTCTGATCGTCGAACAGTTCGCTCATCTCGCTGACGTCGAAGCCGGTGAGGGTGGCATCGAAGCCGCTCTCATCCAGATCACGCAGCAATGCAGTCAGGAGCGGAACGTCCCACGCGCCGCTGATTTTATTCAGCGCTACGTTCAGGGCTTTTTCCTTCTGTTCGTCGATGTCGAGCACGACGCAGTCCACCTCGGTGTAGCCGAGGTGCAGCAGCACCTTGAGCCGCTGATGCCCGCCGATGACCACACCAGTTCGCTTGTTCCAGATGATCGGCTCCACGTAACCGAACTCGGTTATGCTGCGCTTCAACTTCTCGAACTCAGGGTCACCGGGCTGCAGGTCTTTTCTGGGATTGTACTTCGCGGGGAGCAGTTTCTCCACGCTGATCTTTTCAATGTTCATACCAAACCCCATTCTGCGAACTTCTCAAATCCGCCGATCCTGCGGATGTAGTCGCGGGCGATGCGGACAATCTCGGCATAGGGTCTGCCGTCCACGGTATCGTCGCCGATCGCACAGCAGAGCTCGACCGGTACTTCGTCCCGCTGGGCTTTGAGCCATGCGTAGATGTTCACGCTGACATCTGCCTTCGAGAGGTCTTTCCCATGAAGGCCTCCGCCCGTAATACTGTCTGCCATATCGCTGCCGAGCTTTCGGTTGGTCGCGCCGGTGTCCACATCGATGCCACCTGTCCAGTCGCCGAGCGGGTTGATCTCCGCGCCGGGGAACTGATCTTGCAGGTCTTCGGTGTCCGCGCAGCTTTGACAGATGATGAGCCGGTCACTGTCGAGAATGTATTTACCATCCGAGGGGTATCGTGCGAAGATTTCTCTTGCGATCTCTGCCAGCGCACGCTGTTCGTCCGTGACGGGGACGCCTCGGAAGATGCCGTTGTCGCCGCAGCGCACGGCATTCGCCTGATTTCTTGCTAGAATGGGATCCTGCGCAACCTCATGGTAGTTTACGACCACGTCGCCCGCGATCCGCGAGACTGCTTCCAGAATATCCGTTGCTGAGATATGCACGGAGGACTCCGCTGCGATATTGCACATGCCGTGCCCGATCAGCACCTCCACGGCGATCTTCGGGTTTGCGCTTTCGTTATATGCCAGATCCACGATCGCGCCTGCGATCCGATCTGCGATTTTGTCCGGATGCGCCGGATTCACTTTTTCAAACATTGTTTTCCTCCTCCAGCATGAAGTTTTCGTAGGGCACGCCCATGTATTCCAGTACCTCGCGCATGCCGAGCCCGCCCTTGTCCCACGGCTTCATGCAGTAGCGCCACAACTGTGGGTGCGTCCGCTGCAGCCGCTGGAAGCGGTTCGGCTCGCTGTCGAGGTGAACGCCGAACATGCAGAAGATGCAGCCCGTCCGAACGTAGCCCATATCGTAAATCTTGCAGTACGGAATATCGTAGGTGCGGATGTATTCCCAGATGTCCGCGTCAGTCCAGAACGAGAGAGGTGCCGACGTCGCCTTCTTGTTATCGTAGGCGTTGCAGCCGTATCGGAGCCAGTTACTTGTCCGCAGCGATGACTCGCACGCCATTGTGCCCACGATCGGCACTCGTCCGGTCTCCTTTGCATACTTGGCAATGGGCTTCTTTTTCATCTCATTGCAGCAGCCTGCGCCAATGTCGAAGGGCGCGTTCAGCATGAATTTCCACCGCTCCGAAATCTTGAAACGGGAGGGCTGGCCGTTGGTGCGTAAGCCGTAAAAGTATTTCTGGATATCGCGCGTGTTCTTTTGGCCGAGACGGATCCGGTGTATCCATTCCGCCTGCTCCTTCGAGATACAGGGATATCCGCATTTCTCGATGACCTTGCGGAACGTGAGCTCTGGCCTTACCCAAACCACATTATCCTTGGCCTTCACGAATTCGCGGATCTCCGGGAACTCCAAGCCCGTATCGCTGTACACGGCGACGATGTTCGGGTACATCCTGCGGCAGATATCCAACAGTACCGTGCTGTCCTTGCCTCCGCTGAATGAAACGTACACGCCGTCTTCGCCCCAGTATTCCACCCAGTCGCGTATCCGGCGCTGCGTCATCCGCACCTTGATCTCCAGCGGAAGGGATTGCATCTGGTACAGGTCTGAAATGGTGTGGCGGTTATTCTGCGTCGGCATGGCTGGTGATCCTCTCTGCCTTCTGGCCGGTGAACTGCTCCCAGCGCTTGACGGCGAGGTCGCAGTATTCCGGGCTTTTCTCCATTGCGTAGCACACGCGCTCCAGCTGCTCACAGGCGATAATCGTTGTACCGCTGCCGCTGAACGGCTCCAGAACAATGTCGCCGCGATCAGAGTGCATCTTGATGCAGCGCCAAGGGAGTTCCACCGGGTACATTGCCGGGTGATCCTTGTTCGCGCGTACCGTGTTCATCTCCCAGATGCCTGCGTAGCCCCAGTTCTTGCGTTCCTCTTTGGTGAGGCGCTTGACGAAGCGGTATGCGTGACCGGCGTATGCCGACAGCCACATGTATTCCTGATCGTTGTACTCCACATCGCCATTTTTGCTGAACGCGGAGATGTATTCGTACTGCTGCACCGGCTTGTTCGTCACCAGATGGTAGGGGCCGACGCCGAAGTTCTGTCCCTGCTTTTTCCAGATGCGAATCCAGATTGGGCGGAAGCCCTGCTCCGCGAAAAGCTGGGAGGAGTAAAAGTTTGTCGGCTCGATGAACTGTGTACCGGTGGCGTAGAGGTCGCCGAGGTTCCAGCAGACGATTCCAGCATAACGTGTCAGGTTCTTGACCACCGGGCGCATGGTTTCAAACCACGGCTCGATGCCTTTGCTTTCGTAATCCTTGCCGACGCCATACGGCGGGGACGTGACCGTCATCTGCGCTTTGTTGCCGTTTATGAGCTTGGCGAAATCCACCTCCGAAGTGGAATCACCGCACATGAGTCGATGTACCCCCAGCTTCCAGACATCGCCGGTCTTAGTGACCGCACCCTTTGCCTTGATTTTTTCGGCTTCTCCGTCAACGTCGAAATCATCCTGCACCGCTTCCTTGGAGTAGAAAGCATTCAGGAGCTCATCGACCTCGGCGGCATCGAAACCTGTGAGGGTGACGTCGAACTCGCTGCCGTCGAACTCCGTGAGCAAAGCGGCCAGCTTATCTTTGTCCCATTCACCCTGAATCTTATTGAGCGCCACATTCAGCGCTTTTTCGCGCATTGGGTCAAGATCCACTACGACGCAGTCAATCTCTGTGATCCCAAGATCACGCATGACCGTCAGCCGCTGGTGGCCGCCGACCACGTTGCCGGTCTGTTTATTCCAGATGACCGGCTCCACATAACCGAATTCCGTAATGCTGCGCTTGAGCTTTTCGTATTCCGCGTCACCGGGTTTGAGCGCCCGACGCGGGTTGTATTCCGCAGCTTTCAGCTTTTCCACGGGGATTTTTTCTATCTGCATGTGTATCTCCTTATCCGAGCAGCCGCTCCATCAGATCGTCGTTCGGGTTGCTGCTACCGATGGGCGTTTCGCAGTTGTCCTTCACGATCTGGTAGATCTGCAGCCATAATACGTTTGCCTGCTTTAAAAACGAAATGCCCATATTCACATACGGGCTGGCGATCGGCAGTTGTGTGGTCGGGTGCTTGGCAAGCAATCCATATTGGTTGATGCCTTCCTCGCACTGGATCCAACGCTGCATGTACAGAGCATACTGCTCAATCAGTTCTTTCTTGACGTAGATGGCACACCCGCGCTCATTGAGCCAGCGCCACGTGTCTTCGTAAATCTGCGGTGCAAGGTTTTGCTGCGAGTTTTTTGTGACCTGCTTCAGGTATTCGGCGACCGGCGGCATGTCCTCACCATGCATATCCGTCTTCTGAATTTCAAACTGCAGCTTCGTCAGCGGTGCCTTGCCGGGGTTTCCATCCATAATTTTCTCAGATAGCGCTTTCTTCTTGCGCCCTGCGCCGGGGCGAGCACCGCCATGTCCATTTGCCATGTGCGCTACCTCCATTTCGTTTGATTTCTTGAAATCGCGGGTGCTATACCCATCTTGATTTCCCGATTTTTCGCGCGTGACCCCGCGCCGTTGTCCGCGTAATCAAGTTTTCAAGATTTTGATCCCCCTACCGGTCGCCTAGGTCGTGGTGAATCTTGTTATGACAGCTTTGGCATAGCGACATTAGGTTGTCCGCTGCGTGAGTTCCGCCACGGCTGATCGGCACGATATGATGAACTTCTTCTACCGGTGTGATCCGACCTTCTTTAAGGCACTGTTCACACAGCGGATGGGATGCTACATATCTGGCGCGGATCCGGTGCCACGCTCTTCCGTATTTACTCGCGGTATGTGGTGACCGCTCATATCGATCATACTGCTGCCTTGCGTATTTCCTGTGCTGCTCACAATATTGCCCGTCAGTCAGGTTAGGGCATCCGGGGTAAGCGCACGGCCTCTTAGGTTTACGCGGCATAGTCTCACTTCCTCTTGCGGAAGTGCTCTCGCAGCCAGTATTTGAGGACATACCAACACTGCTCTAAAGTGCCGACTTTCCTATATGACATTGATCTGCTTCTTCCGTCTGTATTGGCGTATATAAGAAAAGCCCACGCGGGGTGTCCCATGTGAGCTCTCTATGTTCTTCGCCTATTATAATGATACCGCATTTCCTGACCGACTTTAACTGACATCGACTGACATCACATGACATCTTTCAATCGATTATCGAGTTCCTCGACCGCTGCTTTGTGCAGCCGGTAAATGTGTCTTTCGCAAAAGCCCATCTCTGCCGCGATATCGTCCCACGGCGTTTCCTGCACATACCGCAGAATTAGGAGCCTCGATAAGTCATCATTTTCTAAGAGGTCGATTTTAGCAATCAGGGCTTTGCGCTCTTCAGCGAGCTTTGTGATCTCCATCTCCAAATCGACCTTCCTGCAGATGGCGCTTGCCATAGGCGAAGAGTCAGAGCGTGGATTATGCGGCATGCCGGTCAAGCGGGCGGAGGTGTTCTCCGCCTGCTCGATCAGTGTGTCGATTTTTGTTCTCCGATAATCGATCGCTTTTCGGATTTTGATAATGCGTTCCAAAAGAGCCTTCGCCGTCATATCTCAGCCCTCGCAAGATAGTCGAGCAGGTAATCCGGGTCTGCATCCGTCAGGAAGTGAAACCATTCGGAGTGAAAGAACCGCTCGACATCATTTTTCTCGTTTCTGGCCGTTTCGTATCTCGGATTACGCCGAAGCTGTCGCAGCGCTTTCCGGTAATCCTTAGCGGCCTGTACGATAATGGCGTTTGCCAAAGTTCTATAGGGATCATCCATCATACAGTGCCTCCTTCTTTGATATGACCGCCTGCACGTCCTCAACGCTATAAACGACTACTGCTGTTCCACCAGCTTTTCGGATCTGGTCAATGGTAGCCGCCTGCAGTTTTGTCGGGGTGTTTCTGCCGACCTTGGCTTCCAGCGCAATGAAGCGTCCCTTGTGACAGACGATGATATCGGGAATACCAGCGGTACCATATTGCCCACCGTGCTCCTTCCAAAAGAAGCACTCCGGTACCGTGGCAAGGTATTTGCGTATTTTCTGAATCAATGCTGCTTCGTTCATCTGCGTTCCTCCAGCCGCTGAGGTATGAACCATACTGACTGCTTTTTCTGTTCTTTTTCTATATTTCTTCTCACATACGGCTTTATAGAAAAAAGAATCAGAAAGAATCGTACCTCAGTCATAGCCTCGATGCGACACCGCGAATGGACAGCCCGATCCATTCCACGGCTCCTGTACTTGCGGAACGCTTCTTCTCAAAGCCCATTTCCAGAAGCTTCTGGCTGAACGGGCGCTGGGAAAGTGCATATTCGCCGTTGTCTTTGCACCACTCGTCATAGGAAGAACGCAGCATTTTGTTTGATACACGGACACCTTCCCGCGCCTCGCAGCATTCCTCAAAGAACGTAGCGAATGAATCCATTTCTGTCCGGTACTCTGTTGTCGCTCTTTTGACACTGGGCGGATCCTGTATACCTTCGCGTTGCCAGAGGAGGCACCCTTTAACCGCCCAAGCAAGAATACCGGGCATCTCCTTTGCCATAATCTTATCGGCAAAGTGTTTGTCGCGGTTTGCCTCCGTGAACGTGTTCTCAAAGGGCATGAGCTTGATCCTGCGCCAGATCGAATGGGTCGTATCACGGATGATCGGCTTATGGTTCGCCGCCAGAAACACTTTGAACTGTGGGACATATTCGAAGTATTCACCGTAGAGGAAGCGCGTTACCAGCTTGTCTCCACCGGTCATGGATTTGATCAGGGATTCGGCAAGCCGCTTGTTCTCTTCCATCTCAATAGCTGTAACAAACCGCGCACCCTTGAGGCGAGCAATATCGTTATTTACGCTTTCGTTCTTTTTCTGCATGAACGCATCGCTCGACGCACTCTGGGCGTAGGTATTCATCACAGCCGAGAAGATATTGAGAAATGTGCTTTTTCCGTTGCTGCCGGTTCCGTAAAGCATGAACATCGCCTGCTCGGATGTATCGCCGGTCAGCGCATAGCCGAGTGCCTTCTGCATGTACCGGATCGTGTCGGCATCGCTCTTTGTGATCGTCTCCAACAGCGTATCCCATAACGGCGTAGTGCAATTCTCATCGAAGGAGGCGTTGCAGATGCGGGTAATGTAGTCCGCCTTGTTAAACGGCTGCAGTTTTCCGGTCTTCAGGTTGATCGTGCCGTTCTGGCAGTTGAGCAGCCACGGGTTTGCATCCCAGTCGTCAGGCGCAATCGCCAGATCCTTCATGCCTGCCGCAAGCGTAATGAGAAGTTTGATCTTATTGCCGCTTTCGCTACGCATGGCATGCTGGATCAATGCTTTTCGCTGATCGCCTGCGGGAAGCATATCCGCGTAAGTGTAAATGCTGCGGACACACTGAATCGCATATTCTACGATCGTGCCTTCGTCCTGCTCCCAGAACTTTCCGTTCCAGATAAACCATTTCTTATATACAGAGCAGTATTTGACCTCGTCCTTGAACATCGCCACAAAGCGTTCCGCGTTTCCGACGTCGGTCAGCTTGTACTGCGGGTCAGGTTCGTCCGGCTCATAGCGGGTGATACTCTTGGCGATTGCCACGACCGTCTCATCGTCAAGGGGCGGATCGAGACGTTCTTTGTTTTCGGCACGAAGTGTAGCAATGATGCCATCCTCACTGATGCCTTTACGGCGAAGTGCTCCGGCAAGAGAGGCCAAATGATTGTTTCTGCCGCCTTCTTTGATCTTCTTGCGGGGCTGCTTGTCCGTAGCCTTTTTCTTTTGGGTAAGCTTAGTGCCAACCTTGCGAATCTCATCTACCAGCCAGCTCGGCATTTCCGCCGCTTCACACTCAAAAGGAGAGAGTCCAGTATCCCACGCATATCGGTTACCGCTCTGATGCATGCTGGGTGCTGCAACGATCAATCCACCTTGTGTGCGCACATCAAGGCCGTCACGGAATCCAACCACATTTTTGAGTGCCAGTTCTTCTGTGTATTTGAAAATGTAGTGTTTACCGCCACTACCGGTCGTCGCCGTGATCGTCTTCGGCAATGCACCGTACTCTGCGACCAGATCCGTGAGACTCTTATCTCCATCATGTCGAGTGTCAACGTCCAGCGCTACCAGACCGCTCTTTTCACCCATGGGAATACCAATGTTGGCAAGGGGCGTCTGATTCCACCATCCAGTGATCTTGGCGACATCCGTTGTCGCTTCGTCACTCCAATTCTTAATACGGGGGTGTTTGCCCTTGGCCTGACACATATCCCCAAGCCTGCAGGAGCATGTGCCATCCTGTTTGAGCCAGTGGAGCGGGAAAACGGGAATGCCTGCTTTTGCATATCGCAGGGCTTCATCTATCATCTTCATGGATTTCCTCCAGTCTTTCGCTATAAAATCGGATGCGCTTCTTCAGTCGACGGGCTTCGTGGATCTCTGCCTGCATGCCGGATGAGTGCTCTGTCCCGAACACCCACACTTCCTCGCACAGCGCCAGCAACGCCTGTCCGAAGAGTAGTCCAAGCTCGCGCTGCTCCGGGTCGCCGTCATCCAGAATCTGCGGGTACAGCAGGTGACTGACCACGGGGAGGCGCTTTTTCTCTATGGCGAAGCGGGCGTATCGGATCGCCGCTGCCGTGTTTCCTTCAATGTCCCCAGCGTACTTCGAGACGACGTACACCTTGGGTCGCGCCTTGATCTCCGAGTGCTTACGGTAGATGCGGCGCTGGTTCTGGCGGTATTCCTTCATGATCGTCGCCATCGCTGCGCCTGCCGTGGGATCGGTGTAACCTTCCTTGTTCTTATACATAGGACACCTCCAGCTCATGCAGTTTGCCGAAGCAGGTGCCATGTTCGCCCTCGGCGACGATCGGGATATCGAAGGCCGCAAAGGGCTGCCGCTCCATCGCCGTGCGAATGATGCGGATCGCTTCGTCTTCGTGCCCGTCATCTACCTCGAAAAGCAGCTCATCGTGAATCTGCAGGATCGGACGGATATACGGCTTGTCCGCGAGCTCTCTGATCAGCTCCGCCATCGCCAGCTTCAGGATCTCCGCTGCGGTGCCCTGAATCGGCGTATTCATGCTACATCGTTCAGCAAAACTCCGCTTGCCCCAGTCGGCGCGGTTATTGATGTTCGGGAGATAGCGCCTTCTGCCGAAGGACGTCTCGCTGTACCCATTGATCCGAGCCGCTCTGACCGTCTCTTCCTGCCATTCAGACAAGCGAGGATAACCGGTCTTCAGGTTAGCAATGATACGGGCGCACTGATCCTCGGTCTTTTCGAGCCCCGCCTTGAACTTGAGTGTTCGCTGCAGACCGCGCGGAAACAGACCGTAGAACGTGCCGAAGTTCACGTTTTTGGCGATCGTCCGGCGCTCTTTGTAATCTGGATCGTCCTTGTCCTGCGCCTCATCGACGCTGATCCCGAAAATGACCGATGTGGTGCTGGCGTGGATGTCGCCGCCGCTGCGGTACGTTTCCATCATTCGTGGGTCGCGGCAGTAGAACGCGCCGACGCGCAGCTCGATCTGCGAGAAGTCGAAATCGAGGAAGGACGTGCCCTCCGGCGCGACCACGAACTGCCTGACGCCGATCGGGTCAGAGCCCTTGCGGGGCATATTCTGCAGATTGGGTCTGCGGGATGCAAAACGTCCCGTGTCGGTTCCCATCGGCAGAAGGTCGGGGTGTATTCTACCGGTCGCCGGATTGATCCATTTGAGGTATCCATCGATGTAGGTGCTCTTGATCTTTGCCCACTTGCGGAATTCCTGTACGGTATCGAAGAAGGAAACCATCTCAGGACGGTGCTTTTTGCAATATGCACGAAGCAACTGCATAGCCTCATCGTCCGCTGCCTCGGCATATTTGGTTGTGGTCTTCAGGACGGGCAGGTTTTCTGTCTTATACAGATAGTCCTTGAATGCCTGCGTTCCACAGTTCTCTCCGATATCCACATTGCCGATAACCGCCTGCAGCTTTGCTCGAAGATCCACAAGGTGTGCTTCGGCCTCCACCTTCTTTTCCTCCATGAGGTCGGTATCGAACAGGACGCCGTTATACTTCATCATGCCGGTGAAAACGGCGGTTGGGCTTTCGATCTTTTCACAGATCAGGCGGTGCTTCGGGATGTTGTTCTCAAACCAGTCGTTGAACGTGTAGTAAAGCTGCAGCGCCCAGTCGCTATCCGCACAGGCGTACCGGCAGGTGTCCCATGCATCTGGGTCGAGCTCATCAAAACTGTGCTCGCCAACCACATCCTCAAATTTCGGGAGTTCAACACCATACAGATACGGGACAAGGGTTTTAAGTCCGCTGTCGCCGAGATCGCGGTACTCGAAATCGTTTTTCAGCGTAAGCTGTGAAGCAACGATCGTGTCGTACACGGGCTCCTGCAACACGATCCCGTCTTTATACAGGAACATTGCCTCAAACGCCATGTTGTGTGCGATTTTGACTGTTTTCGGATTCTGAAATACGCGCTGCCGCAGGAATTTCATAACAGAAGCGAGGCTGGCGTTCTTACCGACGCGATGCCGGAGCGGGATGTATCTGCCTGTGCCAGCCTTCACGGAAAGCGACACGCCGGTGATGTCTGCCTTATGTGCATCCAATGCCGCTTTGCTATCGCTGCGATATTTTTCCGTGGGCGATGTCTCGAAGTCAAAGGAAACAACGCCAGCGCTGCCGATATATTCTTCAATTTCCGCAATATTGCGGATCATCTTATAATCATTCATAGTCTCTACCTCAAATCGTGCAGCCGTGAGCACCGTGAATAGGCGCTCACGGCTGCTGTGTCCTTATTCCGCTGCAGTCTCGGTTTCGGCAACAGAAACCTTGCCTGCGATGAGCTTGACCTGCTCGGTCATGGATGCGATATTCTTCTTTTCCTCCGGGGAAAGAGGACGATCCACAGAGCAGATCACCTGACTGTAATTGATGCCGGTGCTATTCTGCGCCCGCTTCAGCGTGAACTTCGTGACCACGTGGTTCGCTTTCATGCCACGGGTCACGAGGCGGGTGACGTATTTCGTGAACTCCGCCAGCGAGCCAGTGGGCAGCGTCATAATCATCGGAAGCATTTCACCTTCGCGCAGGAGGTACATGCGGCGCTTCTGTTTGCAAGCCATACCTCCGTTTTCTCCGCTGCCAAACTTAGCATACGGACAGGTCTTGCAGTCCCTGCATTCGCCGGTCTCGGCAACGACGCCAATCTTACCGTCCAAGCTGGAGCAGTCGGGCGGATTGTTGCCTCCGGTGAATTTCTCTTTATAGTAGCTGTTGATCGGGTGATGATACAGAATGACGGCGCTAAAGTCTTTGGCGCTGTCGGGGCTGTTCGGATCGTCGCCGGGTACTTCGTAGGCGAGCCCGCCGCCTGCGGGAATCTTGATGCGCTCGAAGCTGGGACGCAGGCCGTCAAGCTCTTCACTAAACAGCTCGGCGAGATTTACGGTTTCGGTAAGATAACCGGTGTTCTGATCGGTGGTAGCAATTGCAGTGGTGTTCTTTGTGTTCATGGTGCTTATCTCCTTTTTTATTTCTTAGATTTGGATACGCGGATGCTCGGCTGCTCGAACACCTGAATCACGCCTTCGAGCCAGTCGGGGAGCACATCGTCGTTGTTGGCCTTGAGTTCTTTGACCGTTGCACCAAGCGTCATGGTGTTGATGGTGAACAGATGGTCGAAGCCATGTGCTCGCATCCTTCGGTACAGTTCTTCCTTTTCTTCCGGTACCGCGCCGGGGAATTCACGAATTACAAGGGAGAAGCGGGATCCGTTGCGGTCAAAGCCGGTGCATTCTTCATCCGTCATCAGCTGAATCAGCTCGGCCTCCACCGAATCGATGCGTTCCTGCACATCTTTGAGCTTTGCCTGAAGGTCAGATTTCTCGTCTCGCAGCGCCTTCAAGGTATCCGCCGCAGCGAGCATGCTTTTTTCGTTCATATCGTTATCCTCCAATGATTTTTTTGTAGTCATCGACGAGTAGCTTGGAGACATCGGCCTTCTGCTTGAGCGCACCCATGACTTTTTCGTCAATGGTGTCTTTGCAGACAAGGTGAATGTAAACGCCGCGCTTCGTCTGCCCGATCCGGCGCACACGCGCCATGGATTGCTGGTAGTTGGCATAGCTGAAATCCAGCGAGTAGTACACGCAGACGCTGCCTGCCGTGAGGGTAAGCCCCATGCCGGTGGTCTGTAACTGCCCGACAAACACCTTGGTGTCGGGATCGGTCTGGAAGGCGGAAACCTGCTCGGCGCGATCCTTCACGTCACCTTTGATCAGGGCGTACCCGATGTTCTTCTTGCGGAGCATACGGGCGATCGCATCGATCTCCGGCACGAAGCGGGCGAACACGATGACTTTTTTTCCCTCCTCCATGCAGCTGTCGATCACGTCCTCGAGGGCGTCGAGCTTTGCCGTCGATAGCTGCTGGGCGTCATCACCGTCATCGTTTCGGACGAATCCGCCTGTGATCTGTGAGAGGCGCAGAAGCTGGGTCAGCACGTTGCGGGTCGTGATTTCGCCGTTCATGAGCTCGGCGAAGCTATCCTTTTCAATGCCGTCATAGATCTTCTGGGCATTTTGCTCCAGCTTTACCGGTCGTACCTCTTCCACAAATTCCGGCAGATCAACCGCCTCGTCGATACGAATGCGATATGCGATGGAATGTGCCTTTTCGACCAGCTCCGCCAGATGCTTGTAACCGACGATCTGATGATTCTGAAATCCACCAAGAATGGCGTAGTAGGCGCGGAAGCCGTAGAAACTGCCACCAAAGATGCTTTCATCCAGAAACTTATACTGGCTAAAAAAGTCCAGAGGGCTGTTTGTGATGGGTGTGCCTGTTAGAATCAGGTTATAGCTGCTGATCTTACCGAGCCGGTGCAGTGCCTTCGAGCACTTTGCCTGCGGATTCTTGATTTTGCTGCTTTCGTCACACACGATCATGTCCGGGTGCCAGCGAGTGAGTTCCGCCTCCAGCCTCCAGCAGCTTTCGTAGTTGACTACGATGATCTGAAGGCCATTGCCGATCATGTATCGGATGGTATCGGCCTTTTTCGCGCTGGTTCCGTCGAGCACAGCCAGTTGATAAGGGAAATCCGCGAATTTTTCAAACTCTTGCTCCCAGACGTCCACGATAGATTTCGGGCAGACGACCAACATCTGCGTGATTTTGTGCTTGTGGTGGAGTGTGCCCGCCAGCGCAATTGTGGTGATCGTCTTGCCGGTGCCCATGTCCATGAGAAAGGCACAGCCTTTACTTGTCATCGGAATCACCGCCTTCCATCTGCTCTATGGCAAGCGCCATGTGAAGCTGTCGGTGCTGCCTGTCAGGCATGATCAGCAAATTCTCCGGACTGTTGTCGGAGGCATCGCCGTTCATGTGATGGACTACTTCGCCGTGCTCCAGCGGTCTGCCGATGTATGCCTCCGCTGCGGCACGCGCCTTCTTTGAGTTGGCTTTGCCGCGATCGGCGATATGGCAGTAAGGATTACGCTGGCGATTGAGATCCGTGAGATGAGCTGCCTTATGGCCACGGGCAAGTTTGGCGAAATCCACATTCTCGCTCATCCATTTATTCCGGTGCTCCACAGAGCAGAAATTCTTTCTGCTTGGCTTTTTCCGCTCGATGGCCTTCCCACAGACCACACAATGCACAATCATGCTGTACCTCCGATCCCGAAGGTTCGCAGGGCAAAGTTGTATGCTCTGATCTGGTGCTGATAAGGTGTTGCCTTGATCGGCATCGGAATGAGCGGGACTTCGTCGCCTGCGTCCTGCGTCTTGATATCCGGCGAAAGCGTATCGTCGAGGGATGCACCGAGCAGCTGCAGCAGTGCTACATTTTCCTTGGAATAAGGCACCACCCATGCCTTGTCATCTGGATCATAAAATCTTCCATCGATTTCTTTGATGCTCTCTTTCGCCAGAAATGCGTCGTATATGCGAATGTGATTGCCGTCTCTTATTGCATTCAATGATTTTTCTCCTTCACACTTGGTTTAGCGAAGGCGGAAAGGATACGCTGCATCGTTTCCTGCTGATCCGGCTGCAGTCCGGGGAGGAGGGAGCGAAGCAAAGCCTCCTGATCGTCGTTTAAGTACCGGCGAGTGACGTACCATCCGTCCATGGCGCGGACACCGCCCGCTGCGCCTTGTACTGTGACAATGGGGTAAGAACATGAGAGTACGAGAATGTCGCGCTCGATCGTCCTTCTGCTGACACCGAATTCAGACGCCAAATTCTCAATGCGCTCTGTTCTTCGATCGCTGATTGCCTCCAGCACTTGCTGTCTGCGCTCAATCGCGCTCTGCATGTTCTCACCTCCTTCCGTCCTTCGTTGTCTTTATTTTCAGAGATAAACCCGACACCTAATGTCGTGTTCAAAAGGGTTTTTTAAATAATCTTCTTTTTTCTCAGTAGAAATGAAAAATGCCCGCTGCAGCAGGATTGCTCCTACCGCAGCGGGCATAAAAAGACCGGCAGATAGAATTATCCTTCAGGATTTCTATCTGCCGGAAGCCTATTGATCTGTGTCAATTTCGATCCCATAACAGATTTTACTGTTGTGTCGGTACCCCTAACGGTTCTGGCCGAGTCCGGTACTCATGGCGCAACAGCAGTCTTATTTGTTTTCATTGTGGTTGCTGATGTACGTTGTACCAGCTCTACCATGACCTTTGCGTCCTGATCAACGACCACACGCAAAGGGCTTCCGCATTTCGGACAATTTAGCTCCATACCATCACAGCGCTTCGATCTGCCGATCGGCTTGCTACACTTTGGACAGCAGGCATACAAAAGCGTGTCTAATTCGCCCAT